CTTCCAGTTCTGCGAGATACTTTCGTTTTCGAATAAGTCAAGATAGTATTGAGTGCCTGTTTGGACAATAATATACCCACCTGCAGCGGCTGAATAATCGTCTGCCCATGTACCTGAAAGATTCAACCTTGTTTGACCAGCCACAGGTGAATCTACAACCATCGAGTTTAGCGTTTTAGTTACGCTATCCCCTACTGCATTGTAAATAGTAATAGGTTGCGCTAATGGTAAGGCTGCAATTTCAGGTGAGCTTGTAACGACAAAGCGCGATAGCGCACCAATACCCATGAGCGTTGGATCATTGCTCATGCTCGCAACGTTCGCAGGTCCTATATTATTTACTATCAGTTGTACTTCTCCATTCATGTTATGTCCAGTATTCGTTTGCCATTCTCACTTTCAAAGATAGGTTGTAAAGCTTGCCATCGCGTGTCTTACGTTCGGTGTAGGTTGTGTCATCTAAGTTGACAGGCAGCGCAATGTTCTCACCGTTACGTTCAGTTAACCATACAACTTGATTGCTCACAAGTAACGAGCGTAGGAATAGAAACTCACCTTCCTGAATGTAGTCACTTGTTACTGTCAACACTTGTTGGACTAAGTTCCTACGTTCATACAATCCACGATCGTCTTTGCTGAACACGCTTGTTGTATTATTGAATAGAACTTTGCGATATTTCTTGCGGTCAATCTCATCATTCATTTCCGATTTCTTGATGAAGTTGAAGTAATCCCAACCGCCACGACTATTCACCCATCCCAAACGAATCACATCATTATGGCAATCCTTTTGACCATAATAAGCTGCATTATAAAAGCGATATTTTACACTTGATTGTGTGCCACTTGTCCGTGCAAACACTTCGTAATATCTCCAACCGGAATTGTCGTTTTCATTTGGTTTGATTGCCCATGCTCCTGTCCAGTCATTCATGTTAGCTGGATAGACAGGCAAAGCTTCAATATCATACCCATTCAATGATATCGTTTCAGTAAGTGTTGTTCCATCAGCTTTGACTAAATTAATACGGACATTGTCTACAAGATTATTGAACATGTAGTTTGCGTTGCCCGGTATGCTCAACGTTCCGTAATCGGTTTCGTATGAAGGAATCCACACTATGTTTTGCGCTGTTGGATTGCCTGCTCCCCAAGTCGGTGCTAAATACCATGAGTGCGTGCCGAATTTTCGGTCACTCATTGCGTAGTTAAAGCTAACTTCGAGAACATACTTGATATCGTCAACACCTATTTCAGGGTTTGGCTTGTAGCCATCGAACACTTGATAGTAACCATTGATCACAATGCGACCTTCCATAGTTACCTCACTACCTTCATTCTCTGTAAGCACACCACCAACTAACCACCATTCAGTGATTGCTGCGCTCAATGCATACTTGCTTAAATCATCAATGGTATCATCAGTTCCAAAGTGATATTGCTGGTTGCGCAAGTCGTCAACAAGTGGCGCAATATCGAAGTACATGTTATTGTCAGGAGCAGGTGACAAATAGAACGTGTACGTCTTAGCATCAACGGTAATATTTAAGCCATAGCGAAAACCTTGTTGCGCTACTTCTGTGCTCGATGCAATCAACATAATCTTTTGACCACGCACTACCCAATTGAAGGGTTCATCTACGATTGTTAATGCCATTATCTTTTATTTAATAATAATCTTTGTTCAATGTCTTTTACGTAAGCATCCATTAGCTTATCCTTGTAATCGTCCCATGTATCGTCTATAGCTTCACCGTAGTAGTTGATGCCTTCAATACCTTTTTCACCAATGCTGCGTGCGATATTGTATGCTGCGCTTTTGATTGCGCTCTCTGTTGACTTGATAAATTCGCCCTGTCTATTGCGTAGCTTTAATGGCTTCATGCGAATCCACTTTTCAATAGCTGCAACAGGTGGCATTCTTGCACCGGGTTTGCGCCCGAATTCAATCACATCTGCATATTTGCCAGCTGCATCATTGTCTACGGTGAAATCAATAGTTGGTTTGCCGTAGCGAATTTTGATTTTGTACACTAATGAGTTCAGCAAATTGCCCGATGAAACGCGATTAACAATCTTACCACGTACGCGCCGTTTGATGCGCAGGTTAGATTGCGCACGCTCGACTACGGTCGCTGCATATTCATTTAATATTTTCTCAAACTCACTCGCCATTAGGTGCGTTCAATTATGAATGACATAGACACAACCGAAGCACTTGTAACAGTAGCATTGTTGATCAACTGAATTGACAGCAAATCTCCAGCTGCTATGCTTAAGCTATTCACGTTATCGCTTTTTGTTGGAGAAGCGCCATCAGCACTTGATACAGTAACAGTCACAGAACTTGATGTTGCGTTATTACGAATCGTAATCACAAGCGTACCTGTTGCACTTTGCGTTCCGCTCATTTTTACATAAAAATTCTTGATAGTACCAGCTACAGGTACTGCAAAGTGTCGGTTTGATTCGGTTGCGTTAAAGGTTGTAAGACCCGAAATCGCAGCGAATACGGTGGACGATCCACCAACTGTTACAGCATACACGTTTCCATAGGCTAAACTATCCTTCTTATTATTGATTTGCGTTTGAATCGCTGAAGTCACACCATCCAAATAACCAAATTCAGTATTAGATACTGAACCGGTTCCGATGTTAGCTGCATCAATGCCTGTTGGCATATCTCCCGCTGCAAGTGATGTACCTGCAGTTACAAGTCCTTTGCTATCGTATGTTATTTTTGTAGCTGTTGCACCTGTTATTGGTGCATTGCCTGTTAGCTTGCCATTGAACGTTGACCAATCTGAGCTGCTCAATGCACCGCGATTTGTTGCATCTGCAGTTGGCAGGTTGAATGTATGGGTGCTACCTGCGCTGCTTATTCCAAAGTCAGTACCTGATGTGCCTACTGCAAGGTTTTGAACTTGCGCTGTGAGTCCATTGATTGCATTTATGCCAGTGCTAAGTGTGGTTATTACTTGAGACAAATGCGAATTTTCAGTGTGCATTGTGAGTGTGCGTCCCGATGTCGTTACGAACACACGCAAAGCCAATCTATCGGTTAAAGTCATAACCGTTGCTGGTACTGCCAGAGCAGTAAAGTAGGCATCAATTACGGTTCCCTGAGTAATACCTTCAGGTGTTGCAACATCGGTGGCTAACAGTGTGAATGTGCTACCATTGTATTGGTACAATTCAACATAGAACGAAGGTGAGCCACCACCTGAAGAAGCACTAAAATAAAGTTCAAGGTTAAAGTTTCCACCCGGCACCAATAGCACATTTGGATCATTGGCATCGGTAATGAATTGAGCAATCAATCCGTTGCCTTGTGCATTGGTTCGTGTGAAATCAGTACCTGCACCAAATACAGCTGTCTTGCTCATTTGGTAATAAGTGCTGCCACCTATTGTACCTTGATTTATTGAGCCGTTTAGATAGTAGCTAACTGATGAACCACCGCCACTTGTTGTTGGAAAGTTGGCAAGTTGACCATCACCACGCACGTATTGTGTTGCAAGTCCTGCTCCTGATATTGCAAGTGTGCCTGCTGTAGTAATTGGTGAACCTGTAACACTGAAAGCAGGTGGAACAGTAAGAGCAACCGAAGTAACCGAACCACCTGATGCAGGTGTAACAGCTTCCCAATCGCTTGTTGTGCTGTTATAACTTAGTACCTGCCCATTAGAAGGTGTGGGTGCGTTTACATCCGCAAGGTCCTCAAGGTTCGTTGGTATGAAGGGCTTGTTTAAGATTTCAGCTACACCGCTAACTGCACTCCAATCCGAATTAACCTGAGCCGCAGGAATGGTTGGTTTGTTCAGTATTTGATAGTCACCGCTTGTTGCATTCCAATCAACAGGCGTTTGGCGTAAGCGATAGCCTACACTTTGAAGTGTCCAGTATGTAGGGTTAGATGGATTAATACCATCATTGTTTGCGATGCATCTGTAAACACTTCCGCTATACCATACCCTGTCACCTATTTGGTAAGGGTTGCCTTGTGCCGTTGTGTGGTTTGCGTTCCATTCGGTACTAACATATTCACCTCCTCCTCCTCCTCCTCCAGCTGCATCTATCGTAACGCTTCCATCTCCGTTATCTGTGATGGTTACGTTCGTGCCTTCTACTAAATCGAGTATGTTTTGAACCGCGTTATCTACACCATTGGTTCGAAGTGTCAATCCGTAACCCGTTCCGCTACCACCACTTGATGAACCGCCTACTGCCCATACTGCAGGTATATCACACGCGCTCCAATCCCACGGCACTTCTAACTGAATTGTGAAAGCTACACCTGTAACCGTGTTTTTGTATTCTTCGATGAATGGTTCAAACGTTGGATTGTTTACCAGCTGCACATCGAAGCCAAACAACTCTAATCCGTTACGCACTTCAGCTATTAAATCTTGCCCTAATCGCACGCAATCGCTTATCACTTCGCGCTGGTATTCTGCCTTGTACTCTTTGTCGCGTGGTATATCTGCAAACATGATCATGAAGCCGAACTGCATACCACCCTGAATCGGTGTGATAGTGTCAGGTGTTACGTGCATGAACGGATATTGATCGTCCTGCAGTTGGTCTGCTAAGTCGATTTGACCATGTGTAAACCGCTTAATCAAAAAGTGCCCGGCTGCGAATGCTTCCAAGCGATTGATTAAAACATTATAGCTGTAGTTATAGCTTGTCATCTATTCCTTTTTTTCATTTCCATTTTCTGCACATAAACGTAATCTGCTAAATACGTTAAGTGCGTGAACACTTCATAACATCTGCGCTCCGTTACTGCATCGAACTTTGATATGTCCCTATCTGCCAAAGATTCGATAATATGGAACCAACCGTACACACCTAATCCGTCAGGGGTTGTTGTTCCTTCATCTCCTTCACTATCTCCGTTATCTCCTTTGCCAAATAAACGAGGGAATCGTTGTATAGTTCTATTTCTAAAGTCGAAAAAAAAAGCAGCGTATTCAACACATGATCTAAAGTCAATTCACTTACTGCGCCTTCGTATTTGCGCTTGTCGTTAGTCTTGTATGGCTCGATGTCGTAATACTTACCAAATTTTGCTACGATAGGGCGGTATAGTATGGACATCATTTTGTGCGCAGCTTCGCCCATAATCTTACCATCCTTGTAGATGTCACCACATGCGCTGTCTAAATCTACGTATTCACCAAAAGACATGCTGCTTAAGTCAGGAATAAACCCTAATTCATATGCACCAATGCGCACCGTACGTTCGAAGTCTTGGCTTGTCAATCTTATCGCAGCTTCAAACTGGTCAATGATTTCATCTATCACATGCACCTGTAGAAGGCGAATGCTCTCTGTGCTCTTGCCTGTAATGATGCGCACCTGCTCAACCTTATCGACCGCGTTTTGATAGTCGATGTATTGGTTCAGCGTGATGCCTTTTGCGTTAGCTGCTATGCTAAAGTTTAATTTCATGCTCTATTGTATTGTAGTTTTTGCTTCCTTTTTGTTACAGGTCCGAATGCACGTTGATAACCACCGGTGCTTTTTCATCACCTGCATGTGTTACACGTGCCTGTTTTGGTTTAAAGTATTCGAGTAGCGCAGTGTA